AGGAACCAAGAGGAGGTTGGCGTTGCTGACTGCGACGAACTCTACACCTTCCGCTTCCCTACTGACCTCCTCGCTCCTACCTTCCTTCAAGACTTCATTACCCAAATCCGCATTCAAAAGGAGAAGGGCGAGGGTGTGATTTACTGGGACGAGCAGGGATTTATTGACGCCTTTGTTGCTTCCAACGAGCAATACTGGAGTGCCTCCTGCCCCGACTGGGCGTCAAAACTGGGTCTTCAGGTTGAGGAGGTGGATGCTGATGAGGTTGAGGAGTGCGATTAAGGTGTTTGCTACTGAGGAAACACATTAAGGTAAGTGGGGCAGGGTAAGTCCCCTTTTTAGGTTTGTAAAGAAAAGTCCCGCCTCTTTAGGCGTCTGTATCGCTGTCGCTGTATTCGCTCCCGCTGGGGGTTTCGTCTTGGTCTGCTAATATCCAGATGTCCTTCTCGGTCATAACAACTTGGGGGTAATTTTTATAGATACAACACCAACGAGTTTTCATTTTTTTAATCATCTTAATATCATCCTTATCAAACCCTACATACTCTGTAAGCATATAGTTTGTTCCTTTAGCAGAACCACTATGGGGGAAATATACGATATTGTGTGCCTCGTTTAAAATCCTACGGGTGTCCTTTCCTGCTGTGGGAAGATGATTTAGGAAAAAACAGGAGGTCTTAAAGTGCCTACCGATTTCTAAAATTGAGTTGCTTACAGAGAGAACCGCTTCTCTTATCTTCTTGTCGGTTAAGACATCGCAGTCATCAAACACTACGAGGGAGTTTTCAAAATCCTTGGAGGTCAGGTCGGCACCAATTAAGGACTTATCTACCTTTATTCTTTGAACCCCTACTTTGTCTAATACCTCATCATCATCTAATGAAGAGAAAAGATATACAGGGTTTTTAGGAAATGTCCTGTGGTATTGTTCTATATATTTGCTTGTGAATGTGGATTTACCAGAACCAGAGCACCCTACCACATATACAATTGTCCTCTCCGTTTTAGGATTGGGTATGAGTTGGAACACACTACCAACAGGTATATCAAAATGCTTGAACTTCCTTTTAGGTGCCTCGTCTTTTTCATTATCGCTCACATTAACTATCCTCCCATTTAAGGTGCCCCCTATGATTTTCGCTAATGGTCTTCCAATCTTTTCTAAATTGAGTGAAGACATACTATTATTATACTAAGATGATATATTTATATATAGGAAATAATCTAATTCGTTTTACGGCGGTAATTTAAAATTATGGTCTTTAATCCATTTCTTGGTGTCGTCCTCTATCCGCTCCTCTAACCTCTTCTCCTCTGCGTCTAACTCTTTTACCCCTTCAATATCCTTACCAGTTCTCCCCTCAATTTCGCTCAGGTTTGCTTGAATATATCTGCCTATGCCGTCCTCAACGGGTCGGTGTTCTAACAGCAGTTTTATCGCTTTGATATTTGATAATAGCGAATATAACGCCCCAGTATTGCTGTTAAATAGGGTAGAGAGAAGCACCATACCATTACTGCTTCCAGTAAGTTTGTAGATACTGAAAAGTCGTTTTAACGCCTTGTAGGTAGAACCCTCCTTCTTGAGTTCTTCATAATCCGCCTTAATGTCCTTCATCAGTTGTGATTTAGGTGCCTCTTCACCGAAGGAGTAGATAATACTGAGTTCAGCGAGTTTCCCATACTCTTCAACCCAAACCACATAATCTACCTTGATATAGTCTAACTCTTTTACTGCTCTTTCAAACTGCTTGAAACTGAAAAATGGTTCGTAGAACTTTGTCTTTGACCCGTCTTTGTTTTGGATTTTTACCTCTATCAAAAACATCTCCCCGTTCCTCTTGGTTGTTTTTAGGACACCTTGTATCCGCCTATAAAGGAGGTCGTCGTCGGCGTCCCTCTCAGCACCTTTTAAGGCGACGAAGAGGTCGTAGTCGCTTGGGTATTGTTGTGCTTTTAAACCACCGCTTCCCAGTAGTTGTATTTCATCCCCTCCCCATTTTAGGTCATCTAAGAAGGGTTCTAACCCTCGCACTTCTTTTGCCTTTCTTATTTCACCGATATTCATAATGTATATATATGATACATATACATTATTATTATGCCTTTTTCCCGATTTATGCCTTTACAAAATTGTAGGTAGGACGCTTTTGTCTTCCTGTAGCAATCCTGTAGTTCTCCTGTCTCACCCTAAAAGGGTTGGGGTCGTCGTCCATATCCTTCGGTTCTTCATACTCATCCCTGATATAACCTTCACCCGCCAGTTCCTCGTCGGCACCTGTGTTCTCATACACATCGTCAGCAACAGGGTCATAACCGAACATATTGTCTGCCCTATGTGAGCGACCAGCACCATAAGATATACCAGCACCTAACCGCTGTTTCAATCCAGTAAGGTTTGTAGTCTCGTCCTCATCTCCATCAATACCATAACCATAATAGGGTTGCTCGGGGTAGGGAGTGTTGATAATGCCTCTTGCCCTACCGACCATATCACTATCAACCACACCCATACCTTTCAGTTTCATCAACCCAGCGTCCATAATCTCAGTATCAGGGTTAATCATCGCCATTCTGGAGGCGACCCCTTGTTGTTGTCCGCCGATTAAATAACGCTTAGTGGGGGCGGTTCTGTGTCTTGCCCCGCCGTATTTGGGGGTGTCGCAGGAAGCACAACCACCGCTGGGAGCACCATTACCTAACAAAGGTCTAATACCTTGGATTACCTTACCAGCGACATCTCTAACATCACTCGCCAAAGTCCCTGCCTTATATCTATCATACAGGTTTCCTACGCCAGAACTAATTAATGACCCCGCCATATCTCCAAAAAACCCACCACCAGAAGCACCTTTACCCATATACATCATAGGATTTTTAGGGTCGTATGCCTGTGGAGTTAATAGTTTTTCAAGGTCTTCTTGCGATTGTATTCCCATAGGCAAATAGGCACTCTCGTCTTCACCCTCATCTTCAGCGTCGCTTTTGCTTTCAGCGTCGCTTTCGCTCTTACCGAAACCCTGTTGTGGAAGATTAAACCGAGTTCCTGCTAATCGGGCGGGTTGTTGTGCGTATATTGCCCCTAATATTTGGGAGGTCTGTCTAACGCTTCCATCAAAACCTAACTGCTGGGCGTTAGGTTGCTGTAGTATCTGCTGTCCTAATGCGTTCATAGACCCTCTATTACCAACGCCAGGGAATAACTGGGGGTTAAGTGCCCTAAGAGCGTCTAAAAAAAGGGTTCGTTCTGGAGTATAGTTGTTGGGGTCTCCCAAGTTCTGTAGAGGGTCGCCTATTAGGGCGGGTTGGGGGGCGGGTTGGGGTGCTGGGGGTTGGAATGGTTGTGCTCCAGGGTTAAGGGCGGGTTGTGGTGCGGGTTGTGGTGGAACAGGGATGGCGGGTAATCCCTGTCGCCTTGCTTCTTCTTGTGCCGAAATACCCTGTGCTAATTCATCTCTGGTAGGTGGTTGCCCCTGCTGTGCGACAGGGGGGACATTTTGGGCGGGTGCGAGGGGGTTTGGAGCAGGGATGGGTTGGACTGGAGGTAGTGGTTCTGCTGGGACTGGTGCTCCTGCTACTACAGCGTCAAACATAGCGGGAACCTGCTCCTCGCTCATCCTAAGGTCAATCTCCTTCTTACTAACTGGTCTAAAAATACCATCTTCAACATAGTCCGCCATAACCCTCAACATAGAATAAACCAACTCTGCCTCTTTTTTAAGACTGCCCTTCGCTATTGCGAATTGTGCCTGACCTCCTCTTGCGGGGGGTATTCCTCCAATAAATCTTGGGTAAAGCGTAGCAGTCTCCCTAAATTGGGAGACAAGCGGGGTAAGGAACTGCTGGTAAATCGCATCTCTTACCCTGTTGTTAAGATTAATGTCGCCAAAATAGGAGGTAATAAAGGACATCATTTCGTTAAACGCCCCGTCTATTTCGCCCCTACTGAGGAAACTCTGGGACGCCCTTGCTTCGCCTGATGCTCCTCTTAATTTTTCAGGGGTAGTCATACTGGGTAAAGCGGTGCTGAGTTGTGCGAAGATGTCGCTCTTCTGCTGGAGAAGTTGGTTGAGTTTCCCTATGTATTGCTGTAATTTGAATGAACTGCCGACATCCTGAGCGTCGGGGTCTTTCGTATCCTGTGTATATGCGTTTGCCTGTCTGCGTTCTAAATTGAATACCTTCTGCTGTTGGCGTCTATTATAGTTGCGAACATCATCCATTTCCCTTTTACGGACAGCATCGCTCACAGGTGCCGATTTTTGGTGCCTAAGGGCGTCCTTTAATTGGTCTGCTCTATTATCGTTCATATAGTGGGTTATATAATATAGTATGATATTTTTATTATATTATATTATCGCTATATATCATCTCTTCTTCTAAATCCGCCTACTTCTTGTATAAGTTATGTGCTTTCACATACTTAGACGCCTCTACCAACTTCATACCTTTCTCTCGCATTACTTTTGCTACAATAGCATTCCTGCTACTGCTTCCTCTTGCCTTCTTGCCTCCGCTTGGTGCCCCATTCCCCTTCGTATCGCCTCGCTCGTTTGGGTCGCCATAGGAACCCTGCGTTTCATATTCTGCTTTCATAGGTTGGTAGTCTAAGTCTGCTTGGTCTCCTCCAGAAGGGGCACCGAAACCGCTAAGACTGGAACCCCTCATCTGCGGTTTAAGAAGAAGTTGGCGTCCCTGTCTAAGGCGTCCGCCGTCCATCATACCTCCGCTCATACCCGCTCCATTTTGGGACATCGCTTGGTTTAGCATAACCGCATTCTGTAAATCTTTCATATCATAACCAGCACCACCAACCATACCTCCGCCTGTAATGGGGGTGTTGCTGTAATACATAGACGGGGGTGGTGAATTGAAGGGCATCCCGTCCTCAATCGCCCCACCTTGAAGGCGGTGTCTAAGGTTTCCATAACCCGAACCTCCGCTGGGTTGTCCTAACCCAAAAAGGGGGAGGAGGTGTCCTGCGGTCTGTGCGACATTACCGACTGTCCCAATAAGGTCATTAAAGAAATCCCCACCAACCATACGCTCCATCATAGGGAACTCACCGCCACTCAACCCCCTACCAGTCATCGCCCGTTCCATCGCCATTTTCACCTCACTCGCTAATTGTGCGTCAGCAAGTGCTTTCCTCATAAGCATATTCTTCTCCTCTTTAGGAACCTCGCTCGGCATCCTTCCACCTAAAAAGGACTTCATAATCTCGTCCTCATCTGGGGACTGACCGCCCGAAGGGGAACCCAAACCGAACAATCCCGCTAATTGAGAGACGCCTGGAATACCTAAATCGCTAATCACACCGCCACCTGAAGGGGCACCCATAGCAGACATAGCACTATTAGGCATCATAGAACCATCAGGCATCATATGGTAAGCGGATTTGTTATACATTCCACCGCTGGGGGAACCCAAACCGAACAATCCCGCTAATTGAGAGACGCCTGGAATACCTAAATCGCTAATCACACCGCCACCGCTCGGTGCCCCGTTGCCCTGCCTATCAAGACCTAAAGCATACATATCGTCATAACGACCAGCACCCCCGCCCGAAGGGGCACCATTACCGAGAACCTTACACCCCTGACGAGCATAACTAAGACCCTGATTGGCGATATTCTGCCCCTGCCTAAAGAGTTTGCCGAAATCAATACCACCCGACATACCATTACCCATAACGGCGTTGGTATTCAGGTTGTGCTTACCGCTGGAACCCATATTGCCTACAATATCTCTGGTGATTGAGGGATGGTCTGTATCAGCAATCTCGTCCCCACCGCTCATACCCCGTCCTCTTTTGGCGTCCCTCATAGCAATTGCCTTTAAGAGTTTCTCCATCTGTCCTTTAGTAAGTTTGCGTTTTGTTTTAGCACCACCGCTGGGCGACCCCAACCCAAAAAGGGGGAGGAGGTGTCCTGCTGTCTGGGCGACATTACCTACAGTTCCAATAAGGTCGTTGAAGAAATCGCCACCAGACAAACCCTTACCTTTCATTTTCTTACCACCGCTGGGAGCACCCCTACCAGCAACCTTGCTAATTTGACCGCTTGGGTGAAGTATATCACTCATCTCGGCACCCCGACGACCCCCAACAATTTTATTCTCTGGGATTTCATCGGCAATATCGGCGGGCATCTCCCCACCATTTAAGGCACCAGCGTCCTCTATATCCTGCCTGTCTTGGTCTATATCAGCGTAGTCATAAAGACGCTGTGCCCGACCTAATTGGCGATTGTATGGCGTATCGTATGAAGTCATTTGTTATACTATACCAATAGATATTTATTTATTATAATTTACCGCTTATATCGCTAAATTAAAATAATAGTAGATTACGCTTAATTTCCCGCTTATTTAAGATACGCCGAAAGTTTTCCGCCAGAAGGGGCACCACCGCCCGAAGGGGCACCGCCACCAGACAGACCACCACCAGAAGGAGCACCATTACCGAGCATCTTACAACCCGTTCGGGCATAACCGAGACCCTTATCGGCGATATTTTTGACCGACTTAAACATATCCTCCCAACCGCCACCGACAAGACGGGCGACCTCACTTCCTGAATAGGAAGGTTGAGCGGAGGCAGACAGCACATCGCTTCGGGACAAGATGGCGGTGTAAGTCTGCGAAGTTCCACGCTCTAATACGAACACACCACTATTCATAGTAATCAAGCAGATTTCAAGTTGGTTGGCGAGGTTGTCCTGAGTATAGTTCGCCAAGTTCAACTTAAACTGGAGTTGGAACTGACCGATACTACCAGGGGCAAAGACATCGTCAAGTTCAATATGCTTACCCATCTCCAAGCAGAGAACAGAACCGCAAGTCGGTATTTGAACCTGACCTCCTGCTCCTGCCTGACCGAGAGTAGCAACACCGCTAAACTCCGCCCAAGTCTGGTTAGAACCTGCCTCAACAGACATACGCCACAAGTCCCACTGCGTAGCAGAGGTAAGAAGACCTGCCTTGTTATTGAAGTTGATATTAATACCAGTAATCGGGACGAAACTATCGCTTGCGTAGGGGTTGGCGATATTGGCGTATGACCTGCGGACGACGATAATCAGTTTGTCAGGGATAGAGTTGAGGGAAATGGACTGACTATTGACCTGCGACTGGGTGGTCGGGACAATACAGGAATTAACGACCGCCGATGCGGTAAGGGCGGGGCAAGTCAAGGGAGAAATATAACGAGGATATTCAGCATACGGCACCACATTACGAGCGGGAACAAGGTCGCTCGGTTGGCGGGTATAATACTGGATAAACAACTGAGGGGACGCAATACCAGCGACGCCGTTGGCGACAGACAGGGTGGTAATCATCACACCATTACCAGTTGGACGAGCGGAGCGGACAATACGAGAAGCATCACCCACATTTAGCACCAGGTTAAAAACTTGAATACCATAAAAACCCTGGTTATTAGACTTAGGGTCGCACCAGATAAGGGGTGAAATCATCAGGGGTTCAATTGTGGTAAATGAAACCAGAACATTCTTAACCTCAGCACCACCAGCAGTAAGAGTATTGCCTGAAACGGAGTTAAGAGCAAAAGTGCCTCGGGGTTGGAAGTCTTGGTCGTTGGCGACATCATTCCAAGCACCAAGTGGGTTGTTATTGGCGACAAGGGCGTCGCTGTATTCATAATAACTATCATACATAGTGGGGGTGGCGTTGTTATAACGGGCAAGTTCCCTGCGGTCGTTAAAGCGGAGCAACTGGAACATTACGTCCCTCTGGTTTTGCGATACGGTGTTGTTATTAACTGTCATCTGGATAGTATTCAGGATAGACTGAAGGGGGAAGGGTGCGAGTGCCTCGCTATACCCGTAATTGAAGGGCAGAATACCTGCTACAGTTCCACCAGGGTATGTAATCTGGAGGTTAAGATTGAGCGTAGCAGAGAGCATAATGCGTCTCGCTAATACTGTGCTCTCACTTGGGGTCTGTATATTGAAAGTGATGCTGGAGTTGCTACTGGAAATGGCGTTATAAACGGAGGGGGTGATATTCTGTGCTCCCTTACAGACGGCATACTTGACGCTGTCGGTAGTATCCAGCACATCGCTAATCACCTTAACCTTGCTAAAATCGGCGGAAGACATATTGGAGATGGTTATAATATTAGGTTATAAAATAATTTTATAACTTAATCTCAAAATATAACTCTAATTCATTTTCAATCCGTTAATACTTTTCCCCTAAATTAGGACGAACTAATGTTGTTGAATGCCTTCTGTCTAAACAATATCTTCATAGACGCCCCGCACCCATTTTGGAGAAAGAAATCGTGGTAGATGCCGTAGATGTCTTTCCATTTGACGCTAATTTGGATAGAAGAAATTGCCCCGTTTCCTTGTAAATCAATCAACCTATATTCTGCTTGGGGTAGGTAAAGAACATTAGGGAAGTATTCATCACCCCTGTTTAGACTTTCCACAATATCCGTAATCTCGTTGCTAATATTGTTGTTCTGTCCGCCGACGACCGCTTGAGTTCCTATCGCTTGAGCGTTGCTAAAAATCTTAGGCAACCCTATCATTTGGGGAACAATAGGCATCAAAGAGGTTTCAAAGATTAGGGTGGAGATGGGGCACATAGTCGCTCCAGTTCCGTAAAGTTGGACTGTCCTAAGAGCGTCCCAGTCCTGGGATGGGGCAGGAGGCACATCAACAGGTTTCTTAACCCAGTTCGTTCCATTCTTATTGTAAATCCTAAGCATATAGTTTGTCTTATCTGGATTAACAAAGTTGTTAAATACATATTCAAAACTGCTAAAGAGAGTATGGAGGGGGGTGTTGAAAAAGATGTTAAAGATGGCGGGGGAAAACTCGCCTGTTGGGGAGGGTTGAGGAGGGACAAGGAGTTCGTAAGGGTTCCACACTTGAGTTTGGTTAAACAGGGAATAAGGTGAAACTAATGTTGCTGTATTGGTAATCTCATTCCACTCCAAATAAGGTGGGTTCAAAACTGAATAGTCAGTTAGGGCACCGAGTTCAGTAGGGATTGGTGCTGGTAAAGTGTTAAACTCCGCCCATATTTCAGCGATAGTGTCGTTAAGCATACTAATCCACCAAGCATAACTCCCAATCCAGTAGTAGTTTTGGGTAATTGTTTCTAATGATAAAGGAGAGGTTGTTGGAGGGGATTGGACGGCGTTGCTGACTTGAGTTGTAAAGTGAGGTTTGTAGATGACTGGTTTGGTAATCTTTCCTACACTACCACTTGTCTTATCCCAATAGTTGATAGTGATTTCATATACTGTCTTATTGGGGAAGTCGGCGTCTCCTACTGCTTGCTTAAGGTCTATCTGCGGGATAAACAGAGGCATCGCACCCGCTGTATCAAGTTGGAAGCGGACAATAGAGAAGAAGTAGTCCTGAGGGTTCTGTAGAATGGCGGACGCCCTAACCTCTGTGAAGGTCAAACGCTGTGGAACCTGTCCGTTTTCGCTAAAGTCTGTATTGACTATATCCAAATCATAATACATATTGACAGGGTCATTTATAGACATCTTATTAAGTGTTCTTGTATAATATACCTATACATAATTATCTATATAATTATTCGCTAAAATGCCTTATACAGGTTGTCTCACCCGCCCAAAAAGGCGTCCTCAGTTATTGTTAGTTGATTATTACGGAGAAATGAGGGCATATAGGCGGTAATAATCTAATAAAATGGTAAATAATCTACTAATTTAGGTATATTACATTAATAATTTTAAAATTATTACAGGAATAGTCTATTAATTTGGATTAAATCAGTAATAATCAGGATTAGGGGTTGTAATAATGTGATATTGGTGGTAATAATCTAATATTGGGTGGGGATGGTGGGGATTGGATGATAGTTTGGGTTAGTTTGGTAAAACAGATATGAGTAGTTTCACTTTACGGAGGTTAAGGAAGATTTCGCTCCTATAGTGTAGATAATATTTTCTGGGACTACGGCGTATTTGACGCTCCACCCTTTTAGGTGGTTGCTGAGAAAAGGTAGGATTGTAGTAGAATATTAAAATATATAGTATCTTTATGTTGTATATTATAATGACTGAGATTACTGACCCCTTTAACAAGTCATATAGGAAGATGGTGCCCTATCGGGACGAGCATAAGGCACAATTAGAGGCGATAAAGGATAGTCATAAGACGACATTACCTAATCGTAAGTATATTATCAACTGCCCTTGCGGTAAAGAGATTACTCTACACAACCTCATTATCCACTATTGCGGTAAGAAGCATAGGGCAATATGCGGTGATTTACCTCCTGCTTCCTCAGGAACTGGCGAATAGTGTTTTCCTAAATAGGGAACACACTATACAAAAAAAGGCGGGGGTGGGGATTGGATGGATTGGATTGGTTAAAACCCACTTCGCTACAATTTGGAAATCAAGATTTTTCAAAACAACCCGAAAAACATCCCATCCACCCCCACCATCCCCCCCTTTAATACTGGTAGGCATTAACCGTCCTAAATACCTGACAATAGATAGTAGATGCTTCGGCGGTGGAGGTAAGAAGAAGAGTATCGGTAGTAGCGGTGGCGGAGGGGGTCAGGACAGCAACCGCCCCATTAGGCGTCGCACCAAAGATTTTAGTTGAGACGCAGAAATCACCCGCCTTAAACAAGTGAGGAGCACCAGCAACATAAGTCCAAGTTAGGGTGGTGGTTCCACCAGCACCAGTAAGGACAGTTCCCGCCCATACCACAGTAGCGGGTTGAGTTCCAGTAGAATAACTACTGGCGACAATAGTCGCACCAGCAGAAAGACCGAGGGACTGCTCGGCAGGGGGATACTTAACGAGATTAGAGACGGACATTTTGGGAAGTGGTTATATAATACTACAATAAAAAAATCCTTCTAAATCATACTTAATCTTTTATTAATAAATTATGGAATAAAAGCAACCCCTCCATTTTGACCGCCTACCATAATCCAATCATTAGCGTCGGCAGTTGCTACGAAACTCTGTGAAGCAAAACTCTCACAAGTAGCAGATTGCTTCCCTACTAAATCTAATGGAACTCTAAACTTCGTTTGAGGAGGGCACAGGAAGGTTGCTACTGCTCCTACTGGATAATCAATACCTACAACTGTAATATTGCCTACATACGAAGTCGGGTCTTGTGGGTCTATATAAAAGTTTTCATAAGTATCCCCAGGTGCTAATGTTATTAATACAAAAAAGGAATATTGACCTCCTCCTCCTACAACCTCGTATGGTAGATTATCAAAGTTAATAAAATTATAAATCCCCTCACCCAACACAGGTGTAGGGTCGCTCGTTGAATATATAGTTGTAGGGTCGTTGTAAGCGGTTAAGGCAACCGACATCTGCGTCCCAGCAATAGCGGTAGATGATAATTTAACATTTACATTCATACTTGTTATTGATACATTAGTAGCAGGCGACCAAGGGAAAAACTGAAATGAATTAGTGGGGGATGGGAAACCTCCTACGAGTGGTGGGTTATAAATCACTTGATTAAAAGTATCAAATACCCTATCGCTTGTTATAACACAAGTGTCGTTTGCTGTTAATGGTTTTGATATTAAGAGAGGCGTATTATCTTGACTATTTCTAAATATAGTTGCTGACGAACCTCCACCAGAAGCAACCCATTCTAAACCTGACGCTGTATTTGAATTACATATTAATACTTGGTCGTTTGCCCCTACTGGAAAAATAACACCTGCGATTGGATGTCCTCCTACCTGTGCCCCTCCACCTACTACTAAATCGCCTTTTGCTGTGAAATTAATAGCAACATTAGAAGCAGTCCCGACAGCATATTCAGTAAGCGGAGCGAGTGCGGTTATGGTGCCTGAACCACCAGCATCTATCCAAGTTGGAATAGAGGGATTTCCCGCCATACCTAATATCTGTCCTGCCTGTGGAACATTCGTTAATGCCCCTACCTTCGTCGCTGTTCCATAAGGGATTTCACCTACAGCATTTGAAAAATTAATACTGATTTTACTATTTGGAGCGGGGTCTGCGTCCTCAATAAGGGGAAGATTTGCGGTTATAAGACCAGAACCACCTACATCGCTCCAAGTAGGGACACCCGCATTAACCCCTAAGACCTGTCCTGCGTTTCCAATATTTAAGAGAGTATCAGCAAACGCTGGTGCTACACCTGCGTATAACATTTGCCCCTCTTGGGTGTATGCTATGCCCTGTTGAGGTGGGACACTATACCCAAGAACCCCACCATTAACGCCTAAATAGGTGCCGTTTCCCCCTTGAGGCAACACAGCACCTACATATTGAACGGCAGTTCCTACAATAAGGTCTCCTGCCTGATTAGTGCCTATTTGGACGATTGGATTTACTGGGTCTGCGTTGTCTATATGAATACCAGCAGAAGCATTTACACTATCTACAATACCAGCACCGCCACCAACTATTAGGTCGGGGTTAATCTTTCCAGCATTCGCCCCTGTTCTAAGTAAAATATTGCTTGCCGACATTATTAATATATTATGTGATATAGCATTATATATTAATTATCTAAAAATAACCTTAACATTAAAGAGTGTTGTATCCGTATATTGACGCTTCCAGCGTAAAATTATTACCAGCAGTAAGAACGGATTGTTGAATAACCAAACCAGTAATCGTCGCACCGCTCACAGAAGAGCAACTAATCGTTCTATCACTCGCACCGCTGACGCCTGGATTTCCATAAACCGATTTACACATTAAAGAAACTTGTTGTGTGGCGGTGTTCGCATACCCTACATTTTGAACATCAAATATTACTTCCTTATTAGTGTTTGAAGAAACGGCGAATATTAGAGGAGCAGAGGACAAAGTAGCACCAGAAGTATATATTGGACTAACAACACTTGTAGAGGAAGAAGTCATTTCAAATCCATACAAAGACCCAGTTGTTGGTAAAGTTCCAGTTCCCAAGAATGCTTGTAGAGAATATTGAGGATATTGAGTGAAACTAACTTGGGTTGTAGGTCTCAAAATAATCTTGTAATTTCTATATGTTGAATTGAATAGACTTGCGAAGGAGAGGTTTTGGACGGAGGCAGACCCAGTAATCGCAACTGAAACTCGCCCCAGCGACACCAAACCAACCTGACTTAATTTAGGAGCGACTGACGCTGTTGCTGGTGTCCCTGAAATCGTAAAAGAAGTCGCAGTAGCATTACCACTCGTATTAACTGAAAAGTAAGTAGTTGCGAGAGCAGGGTTTGGTGTTCCAAATGCGTATGTTCCAGCAGTTCCAAGACCATATGATAATAGTCCAGCACTATTCAAGCGTAAAATATAAGGTGAAACAGCAGTAAAAATATCGCTATTGTAAAACATATCAGCATACCCGTTATTATCACCAATACTGCTTTGAAATCCAACAGCAACACCATTCTCACCTCCACTCGGGACTAATTGCGTCGCCATATTACAACAAGAACCCAGCATATAATAATTACCAGTTGAATATGGTGTTCCTGCTGGTGAGGTGGGTGTTAGGGGGGCACTTGCTAAACTCCAAGAAGGATTAGCAGTAATACCACTACCACTACCATTCCCGCTTCCAGCACTTCTACTATCGTAAATACCAGTATTAGCATTCCCGCTATTAGCAGTTGTTATTGAAAGAGTATTATTTGTCGCCCCTGTGCTATTTGTTGAGGTGATTGCTTTTGCGGAAACACCGCTTGTAGAAAGCAATAATCCACCAGTAGAAGATGTTTCAGTTCCGTCGCTCACCAAGAAGTTAGGGTTTTGAAATTGATTTGTGCTTGGATTGTATTTTAAATGCTGACTATCTACTCTTACTGGAAGATTACCCGTAGTTGAAGAAACAAAGGTAGGATAATAAGTTCCTGCGGTGGTCGTTGTATCTGTAATACCAACATTCGTAGCGTTGGTTGCTGTCGTCGCAGTTGTTGCTGTGGTTGCTGTCGTCGCAGTTGTTGCGTTTCCACTCAACGCACCTGAAAAGGTGGTTGCCGTAAGGGTTGATGTGCTTGGATTATAGGTAAGTGGTGTGGTTGTATCATCTATAAAGAGGGGTTTGTTCCCTGTTCCGCTCGTTTTTGCGAAGGGGACATAATATGTTCCAGAGGTGTTGTCGGTCGTAATCCCAACATTCGTTGCGTTGGTTGCTGTGGTTGCTGTCGTCGCCGTTGTTGCGGAGGTCGCATTACCACTCAAAGCACCCGAAAAGGTGGTTGCTGTTAGTGTTGATGTGCTTGGATTGTAGGTAAGTGCGGTTGAAGCGACATCTGCTCGTAGCGTTTGAGTTGCTCCTGCTCCTGATACAAAGGTAGGGTAGAATGTCGCATTCGTATTCGTATCTGTAATATCAATCGTAGCACCACCAGCAGAAGGAGTAGTCCAAACAGGAGCGAGGGTAGTTCCAGCAGAAGTGAGAACTTGCCCTGCGGTTCCGTTTGCTAATAGGGCAGTAGTATTAACTGCGGATTGATAGGGTATTGAACCTCCCAATCCACCTGCGATATTCGTTGCCGTTGTTGCCGTTCCACTCAACGCACCTGAAAAGGTGGTTGCGGTGATTACATTTGTAGAAGGATTACAGGATATTCCTGCTGTCTTTTGAATAGAACCTGTCCCAGTCGCCGAAGCGTCGCTGAAATTAAGATAATGTGTTGCGTTTTGGACGCTATTCCTTGTAGTGTATCCATTCTTGTCTATTGTATTTGTGGTTGTGCCGTCTGTGAGTGTTATTTGAGGATTACTCAAAGAGGCGTTTGGTGATAAACTAATCACATTTGACCCAACATTAGAATTATTGACAGAGATAGAATTAGTTGCTGTATTTCCAGAGGTTAAAACTTGACCCAAATCAGGTGTTCCAGCGTTTGCCTTTGTTATTATATCCGCCCAAGTAGCAGAAGAACCAGACCCCAAAGCGACGACAGATACATCTGTTGGTGAAATTGTCGCAGTATAATCTCCCGCCCCCTGTAAAATAAATATTGTTGGGGGAGTTATATCCGCAGTCAAAGTTATTTGATTTTCGTTGTTGTTGTGATAAAGACCCAATTGACCTATATTGTATGACGCACTATTGGCGATTGTATCCGTTAGAATAAGACCCGTAGCACTTAAAGTGCTTGAAGCGTCATTATTCAAGGGGGAAGCAAATGCTACGCTGTTTGGTGTAATTACATTATTATATCCGTCGTTCCTTGTAAGTCCTACACTATTAGCAGTAATAGCATTTATGTATTCAGGAGAACCAATAGCATCGCTTATATTAACACCAGTTTTGGAGTATGACGCTTGAATAGCAACATTTGAAGGGTCAAGCAAAGTAATTAAATTATTTGCTGTATTCCCAGCAGTTAGAACTGCCTCCAAATTAGGGTTTGCGGGTGGATACGCAGAACCATTTATATTAACTGAACCAGATGGGGTAGATAAATCAATATCACCCGTAGAAGCAGTCAAATTAATACCTGTATAACCAAGCAAATTAATACCATTAGTGGTGTTTGTGATAGGAAAATCACCTCCGCCATCAGCAACAATTGCTCCCAACCCCACATATATCGTTGGTTCTCCAGCAGTAGTTGGAGTAAGGATTAGTCGCCCGTTTGTTCCAGTAATGTCTTGGTCGGCAATATTGAGAACACTTGTTAGAGGGTTTCGTAGATTGACTACAGGATTTACATTCGCCGTTCCAGTAATTATAATATTCACACCATCACTAACACCTTGAACCGAACCACTCCCGCCCTCTGGTGCCCAGTCAATACCTAATCCATTAACCGCTGTGCTGTCGCAGGTAAGCACTTGTCCGTTTAATCCTACAACGAGTTCTGCTGTGCTTGTGCCGTTGCCTACCAATATTGACCCGACTGCTGTTGCTCCTTGTATTCTTAAATCTTGCCCTGCCCCACCTATAGTCAGCGAACCTCCTAAAAGGGGATTATCAATTATCGTTGCTTGTAGATTATTTACACCCACTATATCTTGGTCTCCTGCCTGATTGCCTGCTACGAGAACAGAGGCGAGGTCGTTTGCCTGTGCTGGATAAGGGTAAGGATTTGGTAAGAGTTCATCAAAAATCTTGCCGTTGTTCCTTGATATAATTTGACTACCAGACATATTTGTTTATAAGTTGTGTATATAATATAATAATATATATCTAACATAATATTATATCATAATGACTTCACTTTCTCCAGATTATGTGGGTTCGGGTTTTTGGGATAATTGGATTGGTCGCATTACTGGAACCTTAAAGAAACAAGATGCCCCTCCACCCCTTCCTGAACCACCCGTCCCACCACCACCCGCCCTCGCTGTGCCTACCCCGACTATGCCTCCTCTTTCGGTGTTAAAAAAGATGGCGGACATCTCTTACGAGAAGGTAGTCCAACCAGATACTATACCTGAAGGATATACCCTCGTCCAGACTAACGACACCTTAAAGTTCTTCAAGAGTAATACGAGTTCTATGTTTGTTGTAGGCATTCGGGGCACAGCAGACGCCAGAGATTTAAGAGCGGACGCCCTAATCCTGCTAAACAAGGCAGAAGGTTCAGCAAGATATAAAGAGGATTTAGCGACATTACTGGAGTTCCAGAAGAAATACCCAGTATCCCAATACACCTATTATGGTGTAGGGCATTCCTACGGAGGGTTTGAACTGGATGGATTTATAAAGGCAGGACTGATAGAGAAAGGTGTTTCTTACAACCCAGCAATCGCCCAAGAGGATTTTAAGAATACAGACCTATCTAATAAGAACTACCGCATTTACTCAAGTGGAGACCCCCTATATAAACTAATGGGTCAGTTTGATAGTCCAAAAGAGATAAGGAAACCTGCTGATAAATCTTGGACTGAAAGACTGGCGGGTTTAATACCTGGTATAGGGGTTGGATACAACTCTTACAAGCAACACTCATTAGACAATCCTATCTTTGAAGGAGGGAGGCGATGGGGCAACCTTTTTGGGGGGGCAGGACGCAAATACGAATGTCCTCCAGTTAAATTATTACGACGAGTTCCTAAGAAGACTTTTGATACTCTCTATACTATGCTTAACGATATATCACTACAACCGCATAGGGGTCTCACTCGCAAGGGGTTTAATACTGGTTCTTCTGCTGTATTTGGTCTAACGAGCGTCCGCAGGATTGAGAAGGGCGAGAACCGCATCCGTATATCCGCCTTTACTAAAAAATACCCCAATATCGCAAAAGAGATTTTCCGTATTGGAAAGCAGATATGCCCCTTCCCTTTTAAGAGCGTCTATGTAAATCATAATGTAAAAACGCCGAAGCACAGGGATACAGGTAATACAGACCTTGCTATGATTGTCTCTTTTGGCGAATACTCAGGCGGTCTTCTTATGGTGGATGGGAAACCCGCCGACACTTACCTCCGTCCAGTCATCTTTAATGGTGCCGAATGCGAGCACTACAATACTGGCGAAATTAAAGGAAACAAATACTCCCTTGTATTCTACAACAACCTAAAAGGGTCAAAAGGGGATGTTGCTGACCCCCATAATAAAATTAAAGAAATGGCGAGGGATATACCCGTTCCTGAGGAAAAGAAGGGGGCGGGGAATGTCTCACCCTTTTTCCACCTAAAAGGGTCGGCACAACCCGCCAATCCAGCATTATACGCAAAAGCGAGGTCAGTAGTCTTTCAGCAGTATAAGAAACCATCCGCTTATCGTAGCGGTGCTCTTGTAAAGAAATATAAGGAAATGGGCGGGAAATATAAGGCGGAACGAGGGAAGAAGAAACCCCTAAAGAGGTGGTTTGAGGAAGAATGGGCGGATATTGGCGATAAGGATTATCCAGTCTATCGTCCCACAAAGAGGATTACCGCAGATACTCCCCTAACGGCAAGTGAAATAGACCCTGAAGATGCTAAAGAACAGATTGCCCTAAAGCAGAAGATTAAGGGTTCTAAAAACCTACCTCCGTTTATACCCAAATAATCTTTTCTCAGCAACTAATAAAGATGGATACTTTAGAAGAAATCTCTGGAGCACTTGTCCTTGAAGAGGGCACACCCCTCGCCTTAAAAGAGCGTCCCTATTGGAGGTGGGGTGGTAGGCGTAGTTGGGGGAAAACATTAAGGCGAAAAGATAAATAAATATATCTGTTGTAATAATACAAATGCCTATTATTACAAAAGTGGTTCAGCATATCTGGTTATACCCGATTGCCGTTAAGGTTTGGCGTATCATTCCTCGGTCAATTCACAATCATCCCCCGCACTCCAGACCTGATGTAATCCCCCATAACCTGAATGCTTTGGCGAAGAAGGGGCAACCCTCTTTAGTATCACCTTTGCGTTGGATGCGGGATTACCCTTAGAGGTGGCGTTCTTCAACTGGAACTTGGTCTCAATCATAGCGTCAGTTAGACCCCTCAACTTCTCTTCCAGTTCAGTAATCTTCTCCTGCTGTTCCTTGACGACCCCTGCGTAAGAACTCACCATAGAGATATGCTTCTCATTTAGCGAAGTCAGTTGGAACTTGAACTGCTCCTCCATATTCTCCATTTGCTTCTGGTGCCCTTCAATCTGTTTGCGAAGGGGTTGCTCCGCCCTCCTTTTAAGGCGGGTCTTAAGGACATTATTCTCTTCCATCAGGGCGTCCATAACCTTCAATAACCCAGCAAGGGCATTATCGGTCTCTACGGCGGTCTTCAGTCCGTCATATACTGCGTTGGTAGTCATCGGGTGTTTCCTCAGGAGTTATACATTATTACTTGCGGTGCCTTTAAGTAGTTTTTCCTCAGCAATTAACAACTCTCTAAGACGCTTCAACTCTGCTTTGTTCGCCTTCATCGCCCCCTGTAAATGGTGTAAAGCATAGGCGTCCCTCTGCTCCCATCCCTCACAATTTGCGATTTTTTCCTTAATAGTATCCATTATGTATAATATTAAGAGTTCTTTTTAAATCTCATTTCCTCAGTAATCGCCATCAAATACTAACACACTTGTTTAAAAGCGTCCTTACAATCACAGCACACCCACCTTCCCGTATCCTTCTCGCTCTTCTTCGCTAAACCTTGAGGAACCGCCTTCTTACAATCCCAGCAAAAGATAAACTCGGTGTTAGGAAAATCTTCCTTATCAACAGTAGCATTACCCATAAGCAGGATTGCCTCTGCCTCCATCGCCTCCCTATTGTGGTCGGGACAATTGTGGATAGGGTCGTCCCTATTAAAGTGCCTACCTGCTGTGTGAGGCGGAATATATGAATTACACCTCTTACAAAACACATTACAGATAAGACTATGCGTCTTGATGTCGTCGGGGGTGAGTGCGGTCGGGTGATACACACCATCTTTAGGGGTCATATACGCCCCATCGGGCATACGAGGGATTTGCTGGGTAGTCATTATAATATACAACAATATTATAATTACTGAGGATGTCTTTAAATGGGTTTGCTGAGGAAGTCTTTAGATGTTGAAGCATTCAACCCCAGTATCAAAATCGGTTTCATCCCAGAGACTTTCGCAGTCCTCGTCTTCGCAGGAGCAAGAGTTAGGGGCGTCGCCGTCAATACCCATCCCTCCTTTAAGGGACAACTGGTAGTCCGCCTCGCTGTAAATGCCTTTGGTGTAGTAGTATTTTTCACATTCATCACACTTGTTTTCTCTGGAGTTCATATCGCACTCGTAGCAGACGAGTTCGGGGAAACCCTGAGCGTAGGAGGTAATGAGGGTCTGCTTGGTCTCGGCGTTGAAGAATTGGGCGTAAGTGCCCTTGCCGTCCTCACCCTTCTCCAGTTGTCTTTCGGTTTTTTCACAGCACACACATTTTTTGTTGGTTTTTCCCTTATCGCTACGGGGTTTGCGGGTCTTCTTCTCTTCGGTCTTGGAAACACCTACTACTGCTTCGGTGCTGGTGATTTTCATATCAACGGACGACATAATGACTGATTTGCTCGGTTTCGGGGAACGAATGAAAATGGAGGACGGCGGTCGCTTTCAACCCCCCACCCCCCACCGACACCACCCCCGCCCGTTTGGGTGGGTATTGATTATTCAACGCTATTGATTATTCAACGCCTTTTTGGGAGGGTCAGGGGGTCATCCAGCGTCCAAGACGAAGACGCCACTATTTAAGCGGGGGCGGGCGGAGGAGAAGGAGCAGTTCAAGAAACAAGCAATCGTCATAATGTCGCTCCAGAAGTTTTACAAGGGTTCCGCCACTATCGTTGAAGAATACACCTGTCCCTGCGGATACAAGTTCCAGTTTGAAAGCGGAGACGACGCCAGAGCGGTCAAACTTGGAGACCTGAAAGTCCGCCTACACAACAAGAAGTGTCCTCTTAAGGACAAGAAGACTGGAGAACCCAAAGAGGAGTGGGTCTGGATGAATAGTTCAGCAGACGGGGGCAAAAAATCGGCACAGAAGGAAAGATACTACGGAAAATCCGTAGAGAAGTTGATGAGGGAGGGGGAGGATGAAGGTAAGAAGTAAATCAAGGGTTCTACGGCATCCAAGTCGTCCCAAAAGGGCGGGGGCAGGGGTCGCCCCATTTCTATAACACTAAAGAAAAGACTACCGATGCGATACAAAATTGGCGACCACTTCGTCATACGATAATCCAGTTTCCTTCTTTAGACTTTCCATATAGTGCTGAAAATCAGGAAGGTTCATATTGTCGTTCTTTAGACAAGCAGTTCGCATAACACAATACGCCCCACAGGTCGCTACTGACCCCCCTTTCTGCTGGAACTGCTTACGATTTACAGCAACCTTACCTCTCCAGTTCTTAAGCATATTCGTCAAATAAGGCGTCCCCTCTCCTAACGCTTCTCGCTGGTCTTCCCTCGTCCAAGTTAGGGGTTCATCTATCTTACTTCCGTAGGAGCAGAAGAACTCAAATGTATTAGGGGCGTATTTTGATAGTAATACCCAGTGCCCGTTGTTATAGGAATGCTGATACAATAAGAAAATTACAGACTTGTCTGTTGGTAGTAGTTGGTCTATACTGGTGTAGTTGGCGAGGTCGCTATACTTCATAACAGGTGCTTTAGGATAATAATAATGAATATCCTTGTCGTCCATAGGGTCTGTTATAGTCTCTTCTACAACAGGATTTTCCCTCTTGCTTTCTAACAGAGAGGGGTCGCCAGTTGCCCTTAACTTCCCGCCAGTTTTAACTCCCGTTTTTGTCTTCAATTCTGCTCCCTGTTCGTCCGCCTCTCTCTGTAGTTTTTCTGCCGTATCGCCTAATAATTTCACAATACCCTTATGCTCTTTAATAAAATCATCCCTTGTTAAGCAAACACAACCCAATTTCCCTGTCTTAGGGCATATCTTACCCCCACCCCTTCCTACTGTTTCTGGTTCCAATACATTAAGGTAGAAGTGTGCCCTACGGCGGGTTGTAGAGTAGTATTTCTTAGGGTTCGCCAATACTTCCCTTGCGAAGCGACCCAAATCGTCATACCCTTCCCTCCTTGCTTGTTTAGTAAAAGACCCCCATTTCATTCGTTCAAAATCTATATCCTCCCCGCCTTTATGGGCGGATGGTTTCCCATCTCCGTAGTATCCACCACTCAAACGAGGAACAGGAATACCATACTTTCTTATTTCCGCCAATATCTGCCCCTTGTGTTCTCTTGTTATACTCGGTCTAAAACGGACATTATTGTCTTTCGCCCAATCCAAAATAGACTGGACGAGCACCCTGCGAGGCACCTCACTTACTAACCGCCGTTCCTCTTCCCTGCTGATATGAACTATCGGCAATAAACGCCTATGACTTCCATATGGTTTGCGAGGGAACCGCCACCCCAACCTATTTGGGTTGCGACCCCTCATCTCACCTGTCGCTTTGCTAAAGGCAACCTGCCTCCGTTGAGGAATGTGTATCATTCGCCTCTCCTCCATAGGGACTTCAAAAGGCATCTCATCGGGTATAAGGTCGCCCTCCCATACATCGCTGTCTTCACTTGAACTATCGCTTTCTAACCATAAATCGTCATCTACAGCAATAGCACCTACAACTTGGTCTTCTCTGGCGTCTTCCATAATACCCTCTATCTCCGCAAACTGCGATGCTGATACAGCAGGAAGGTCAGCGTCAGGGTCTAACGAAACCCCATCTAACGCCCAGTCAAAATGCTCCTCACCCCAACCTGGAACCTCTTCTTCAGCAGGGAAAAAACTTAAGTCAGCAACCATCTCTTCGTCTCCTGACGAAACATCGCTGTCCTCTTCGGGCGGGTTCCAGTCTGGCGAAGGCGTTCTCGGTCTATAACGGGGTTGAGGCGGAGGATTATCAATATCCCTTTGCCGAAGCATAGCATCTCTTATATCCCGTCTCCTCTTTGCGTCCTCTGCTTCTTCCCGCTCTTTTATACGGCGTTCTACTTCAAACTTCCTCTCCCGTTCAATAAACGCCTCTTTTGCCTTACTCATTAATAATATTATGTATATACCTAACACACATAATATTTATGTAATAAAAACTTACACTTGATTTAAACTTCAGGGTTAAGCAACGCCATCACCGCCTCCCTCTTCTGCTTCTTATCAGCGAGGACTTGCTCCTTATGGGTGGCGTAGTATTTCTTGCTGTGAATACGGCACTTCTCTCTAAAATGACCCCTATTGGCGTCCCTCCACACCCTCATATACTCCCTGCGAAAAGTGTTATACTCCTCCTCCGTCATATCCCTCACCCTTTTAGGCGGGGCGAGGTAGGGGGTCTCGGGCAAAGTTGGTAAATGTGCTTCTGCGTCCATATTGCTTACTTAGTTAGGAAGGTTATATAATTAACTGAGGAAATCTTTAAGTTCTTTTCCTAAGAAGTGTTATAGATATAGTCCCCTTGCTGGGAGACGCTATGTCCCATAGCGGAGGCGTCCTCCTCTTTCTCTTTTGATACTTCCCCGTATTTGCTCGTTAGGTAAATGTGCCTTAATTGAGAAGACCCAATACCCCTACCAAAAACGCTATTCAACACTCGGGTAATGGCGTTAATCTGTGATAGGGGTTCCCCATCCTTATACATTAGAAAAGGACGGCATACTGGGGCATCTCGCTCCCTCTTCGTCCTTAAACTGGAAATAATAGGGTGGTGGATTATGTAAAGAGATATGAGAGATTTCAAACGAGGAGGCAGGGTGGTTTTGTATTCACCATAGGTTTTGCTGGTTTTGTATTTGTTAAATACAAACTCCCAAGTCTTCGTATCAAGGTAGTTCTTATCGTCAGGGGCATCCTTCGGCAACCCATTTACAACGCACATATCAAGGTAGTCCCCATTACGGCGGGGCGGAATAAGCACATACAACCCAGCAACAACCGCCTTAAGAAGTCCAGCGTATTCCTTCTCGCTCAGGGAACCTTTTCGGGGCATATCCTCCGCCTTCGCATACAGCGAATTAAACTGGGTCATTATATCATCCCAACTCGGCAACCCCTCACCCGTCTTTTTAGGTTGTGCCTTAATCTCCTTATTCATATTAATCATCATATTATAGTAGTGGGTGTATAGTTTCTTGTGCTTCGGCGTCGTTCCTCCTAAATTGAGCGAGGATACAATCGCTATAATAAAATTACGCTTTGTTGTCTCTGCGTAGTCCTCAAGTTTCTTCTCAACCACTTCTGGTTTCTCTAAAAATCTAAAATCAGTCAAGGGGCGTCCATCGTTCAACCTCTCAAGGTTTTTGATATACAACCCAACGGATTTCGGTGCTAAACCCTTCTCGTTAAACTTTGCTCTTAGTTCGTCTTCAAAACTCATTCTCAATATTATATACAATAATAATATAATATTTAAATCACTCTAAACGCTAATTAGATTATTATATGTTGTAATCTGTTGGCGTTGTTTTATACTCAGCGGTAGTTCGTCCTGTTTTCCATCGCTCACTCGCTTCAGCAACCATACTGGAATATACCAGTAGGTCTCAGGTGGTTCAGGGTTGGCGTCGTCCCTTTCGGGTGCTTGGAACTCTTCTAAACGACAATCGTTGTTTAAGAAAAAAGATTTATTATACTCAATAAAATACAATCCATCAGTAAAGTTAAACAGGAAAACACAACCCTCCCCATTAGACAACCCCTTTTTGGCGGGTATAATGGTCTCCCAGAAGGCACTCTTCTTGTTCCTACGAGACTTCATTTCAAACTTCAAACCGCAGGGCGTATAGTAGTCGTAAGTCCCAAACCTATCAGGGTTCATTATTATATTTTTACCCGCCCATACTGGACTATCTTGGAGTTTCTTGAGCGTCGTCCCCTCCTTTGCCTTGCCGTATTCGTAGCAACCTGTAAATGAATTATTATTAGAAAGCATACTTACTCTTATAATGCTATTACTGAGGAAACTCTTTAAATCCTTTTCCTCAGTTATGTAATAATCGCCCTTTTCTTTTCTATAAAAAATGGGGGTCTTACCCTGCCCCCGAAGTCTCAGTCAGTCGCACTACTTAGCAACCCGCCTTTTTGGGCGACCTTACTCCAAATCCTCCATCTCGTCCTCGCTGGTCTCTGGCGACGCCTGTCTCGTAGGCACCCTGCTTCCTCGCACACTACCGCCCCTGTATTCCACTCTGGGGGTCGCCTCCTCTGTCTCACACTCACCAGCAATCGCCTTCTTCGTAGCACCCTTCATAAGGGAAAGCATCCTGTTCTTCGCCTCACCGCTCATTTTCTTACCTACATCCTTGAAAACCTTCTGTATCAACGCCTTCTCCTGATTTGCCCTCATCTTCGCCTCAATAGCAGACGCAATCGCCGTAGTCCTCTGTGGGTCTTCGTCCGCAACGCTCACAGCACCCCACTCCTCCTCGTTGATAATGCTGATGCCCTTGAAATACCCGAGCAACTTGTCGCAGTTGATAGTCCGCTGTGCTCCTTTTTTGGTGGTCGTAGAAGAGGTCGCCCCACACAACCCATACTCCCTCATAGAAAGAATACGGGAAAGTGTGTTCGGTTGCTCGGTCTCTGGTTTGTTGCTCGTCTCCTCGCACCAACTCAAATACCGCTTCAAAGTATCAATCGCCGACCACACCAATACAGGATTTCCAGTCCTACGCTCCGTCCAATTCTGCCTCGCTACTGCCTCCATCCACAAATCCACAGAAGGGGTGTTCTCCCGAACCAACGCCTTATGGTAAGCAGTAAGAGGCGTCGCCTGAGGGTTGCGAAAGTCGCTCTCAATCTTCCGCTCCTTGAAATACTCAAACACCGACTTCATAGCATCCTTGTCGTTAATCCAAGCGTCAAACTGGTTCCAGTAGTCCGTATCGCCTCTGTATTTCTCACTCGCCCGATTGACCCAGAAACGCCTGTTGTCCTGACCCACCTCAACACCAGCGTTCTCGTCGTTAGTGTTCGCCATAAACCGATGGAAGGAACGCATCTTGAAGGGGTCTGTCCTCATAAGGCGGATACTGATAGTCGGTTCGGTAATGATGTGCTTGAACTCACCCATAGACTTCGTAGTCTTGTGCTGTGCGAGTTCGTCCAACACTACCAGAAAGGCGTTCTTCATCGCTCCGTTGAAATCACCCCAAACATCCCTGTCTGGTTTCTCGGGGTCATAGACCTTGTCGTCGCCCAGTAGTTTCTTGAAGAAGTCAATAGTCCGCCCCTTCCCGACACCGCCTCTTGAGGTGAAGATAGGACACTTACCAACCTTCTCTTCGGGTTTCTGTATCATATGAGCGACCCAGTCCAACATATAGTTCGCCTGTGCGTCGCCATCGGGGCACATAACATTACGAATGTGAGACACAATAAACAATACCGCTTCGTCCTTTTGAACCCACTTCTTCACCCTCGTCAGGTAGAAGGGAACCCACAGGTTGTAGATGTTGGCGGGGCACAGGTCGGCATTTGGGTAAATATCCATATCCTCCTTCGCCCGAATGGTATGGTTGTTATTCATCCAAGTCTTCAACCAGTTCTTCCTGCTCGGGCACTTACCTTCAGTAAGTCCATTCCAGAGATGCCCGTAGCACTTGACGAGTTGTTGCTCGTCCCTGATTTTCGCCTCCACTCCGTCCTGACCCTCCTCAACATACACACCTCTTCCAGTAATCTTCAAGTGGGTCGCCTCCCAAATCCTCGTATAGTCCTCGTGGGACATCATAGGGTCTTCCAGTAGAGACTGGATACGAGGGCGTTGCTTCAACTCCAAGTAGCAGTCGTCAATATCAATCTTACGACCCCAACTCTTCGCAGTCCAGCGAACCCGAATACCAGTCTTCTCAAACCCGACATCGCTGAAAGTCCGCAGTAGGTCTTCAAGGGATTTCCCAGTCTTCTTCTTCCACACTTCAACGGCAGAGGTAAGCATACAACCGCCATCGTAGATGTAAGAGAAGACCGCTTTTCCCGCCAATTTTGGTTCCTCTGGAGCAGTAAGGAGACCCTGCCCCTCCGCCCACTCAAACACCGCACAGAAGAGGCGGTATTCGTATTCCTGTAAAATCCAACTTACCATAGTGTTAATGTGCTTGAAAGTCCTGTTCTCCTGCTTCTCGGTCATATTCTTCTGCCTCGCCGTCTCGTAGATGTGAGGGTTTGCTTCCTTCAACACCCTCGCCCAACCCTTCACCTCCTCGTTGCCGTTCCGCTCTTCCATAAAGTCGGTCAGCATACCATCCCTTACGGGGTGGTGGGACTGACCGAAGAAGACAGCACAGATATACTCCTTCGCAGTATCTCTGTCTATGCTGTGCTTCTCCATAAGAGCGTGGAGCATAGCGTCTCGGTTGGCGACATAGTAGTCCAAATGAGGGCACTCGTAGTGCCCCTTGAGTATCTGTGAAAGTATTACTGGATGGGCGTTCTCAACATCAAAATCCGTATAGTATTCGCTCCAGAGGGTGGAACGGACAACCCTCTCCATAGTCGCCATAGCAAACCAGTCTTGGGGGCGTCCTCGCCCGAACTTGTGCTTCGCCTTCTGGTATTGAACCACCTTCGCCTGAAACTTCTCCTGATATAGTCCAAAGTAATTCAGCACCTCCTCTTTAGGAGTGCCTAACGCTCGGGAACACCACTCCTGAAGGTCTCTGTGATAGTCGCCAGAGGGCAATTCGGGTGAAACGGCAGTCGCCTTGAATACCAACGGGTCAGGGTGGTATTCGTAGGCGGTCTTGCCGTCCAACCAACTTGTAGTCTCTTTTTCCAATCGTAGAGGGAACGCCATTTGTATCGCAACTGCTCCTGAAGAGGCGGATGCCGAAGGCAAATCAATTTTTTTTGAAATGTGTGTATCGCTGGGAGGACATTTGAACGGGACGAGGTCGGTGATTTCTTCCATTTTTGCTTCTTGAATAATTACTGAGGAAGTCTTTAAGTAGTTTTCCTGAGGAAAAGACATTTGGTCGGGATGGATAGGATTTGGTCGGGGATAGAACGGGGGTCGTATAGACTGGTGTTGGAAAAAATCTCGGGTGGATTTCGTCGCCTGTTTCGTTCCCCTCCCCCGCCCCTCGCTTAAGTAGTGCCCGCCCCGCCGACCGCTTGGATGACCCCCCCGATGATTGATTTTTCAACATTATTGATTTTTCAACGCCCTTTTGGGCGGGTCAGGGGGTCATCCAGCGGGGGTCGGGAGCGGGCACTACTTAAGCAGGGGCGGGCGGACGAGGAAGGGCATCGCAGGAAAAAGGTGCGTCCCGATGTCCCCCCGACTTTTGATACATTTGAAAAAAAATTGATTTGGTTTCCTGACCCGCCTCTTTAGGACGCAATCCAGACCCCCGCAAAGCATTTCCTCAGGAAAACTACTTAAAGGCATTTCCTCAGTAATTACAAGAAGCAACCCAAAATGGAAGCACAACCCCAGCAACCACTCACCGAGCAACAGAAGAGCGAGAAGGAGTTCGCCGACCTCCTTTCCTCTCTTATGGACTGCGTTGAGAAATACCAAGAAGGAGAAGCAGGAGAAGGCAACTACCTCGTTGCTATGAATTGCCTCAGGGACATTCACAAGTTCAAGGACAAATTGAAAGGTAATGTTGTGTATCATCACTACGAACAGGTTGCCCGAGCACCCGCCAGACCCCCGACCAGACCCCCCGCCCAACGCAAGAAACTCACCGACGACCAAAAGAGGGCAAATGGATACAAGACCTGCCCTACCTGTGGATGCCTCTTTGCCGACAACTCAAAACTCAAAAGACATATGGATACTACCGAGAAATGCCGACACATCAGGATTGAGAAGGAGGTTGCCCTCAATACCAAGCAAATCTACCGAGACCAAGTGTATCGCCCTGTGTGCCCTCAAGGACTTTCTGTGCTCGGCAGAGGGGAAATCCCTAAACCCGAAGAGTGCCTTCACAAGGAACACCCCTACCGCCCCCAGTTCATTACCGAGTTTCTGTTGTGCTTCTCGCACAGGGAGACCTATATCGCCAAATGGGGTGCTGAGGGGTCTCCTATGTCGTCCCCTGTCTGTATGCTGAGACCCGACTTTCAAGGAAGCAATAACACCGATGTTGCCCCTACTGCTGGAACGCATCTTATGTGGAACCCCTCCGCCAGTTTCCTCAGGAGAGACCCAGCAAACGCTATTGTGTCCCTCAGCAACTTCCTTACCCCACCATCTATTAGACACCTTATCGGGTGGGTTGAGTGTAATGAGGCGGAGAGGAAGTGGTCTTTTAAGGTGGAGGCACATCAATACAGCAGGTCGCTAAAGAAGAGCACCTGCGTTCAGG